GTAATACCAGCAACGGTAAGAAAGTAGTCAGCCTTCGCGCTGGAATCTCAACATCAAATGCAAAGACTAAGTGTTTTGTCGATATTGAGTATTGGGACAAGACAGCAGAAATCGCTGAAAAATATCTCTCCAAGGGTAGAGAATTTATTGTAAATGGAGAGCTTTGTATGTCATCTTGGGAAAAAGATGGTAAGCAATTCAGCAAATACTTCATTCGCGGAAAAGACCTCCAGTTTCTAGGCTCAAAGAAGTCTGAAGACGGTGATTCTAATTCAGGATCAGGTGGAGGAGATAGCGATGATGTTCCATTTTAAATGAAACTTCTTTTAGAAGCGCCTCTCAATAGCCTTAGTTTCGGTAATGTTTCTTATAACATTATCAAGGAATTTCATAGGCTAGATGTCGAGTTGGGATTATTTCCAACGGGGGGTAAAGTGGATCTTAATGCATTTGATGTTAGTGAAGATTTAAAAGAATATATTCAGAATGCTGTAAACGAAAGATGGAGTTTTGTTGATAAGGAGATTCCATCTTTGAAGCTTTGGCATTTTAATGGATCTGAGAATAGAAAGAATAAAGATCAGCATCTGTTTACTTTCTATGAGTGTAGTGAGCCTACTAAAATCGAGAAGGCTACTTGCGCGGTTCAAGACTCCACAATTTTTTCCTCTACATATGCAAAAGATATGTTTGAGGAGGAAGGTTGTGATAATACCCATTTTATACCTTTAGGTTTTGACGAGGAGTTCAAAAGGACTGACAGGGAATATCTAAAAGATATCGTTCATTTTGGACTAATGGGCAAATTTGAAAACAGGAAACATACAAAAAAGATTATCCAAACTTGGTTATCTAAATACGGTAATGATCCTAAGTATCAATTGTCTTGCTGCATCAACAATCCATTCTTTAAACCCGAACAAATGCATGGTGTTTGGCAAGAGATTACTAAAGGCGAGAACTATAACAATCTTAACATTATTCCCCATCTCGCTAAGAATGCAGAAGTAAACGAACTCCTTAACGCTATAGATATCGACCTCACTGGTTTGTCTGGAGGAGAAGGTTGGAACTTACCTGCATTCAATGCTACTTGTTTGGGTAAATGGAGTATAGTCCTAAATGAAACTTCTCATAAAGATTGGGCTACAAAAGATAATTCTATCCTAGTAGAATCTACAGGAAGAACTGTGCCTAGTGCAGATGGGATGTTTTTCACGAAAGGTGGCGATTATAATCAAGGAGACTTCTATGACTGGGATGAAGAAACTGTCATTAAAGCTATGGAAGAGGCTGAGACTAAAGTGGGACAAATTAACGCAGAGGGAGTCAAATTAGGAGACACTATGACTTACAAGAAGACGGCTGAAGCTATTTTATCCCTTATCTACAAGGAAAAATGATTTGGCACAAGTAGTGTTATATATATTGTGATTATGAATACATTAATTAACAACCTACTTAACGACATTACTAGTTACCCTAAACAGAAAACCTATGATAGAATTAAAGATTCTGGAGATGTTTATTCTGCAGAATTTGAATTAGCTGGCTTTTCTAAAAAAGATGTAACTCTTAGTGTTATTGATAATGTCCTAACTGTATCGGCTAAAAATGAAGACAGATCTAGAAACTATGAATTATATTTATATGATTTAGTATCTGAAGAACACATTTCAGCTTCTCTGAAGAATGGGATGCTTTATTTGACCTTACCTAAGAAAGCTGTTAAAGGCGCTAAAAAAATAGATATAAAATAATGGCTATATATGTTTACAAACATCCCGATACAGATGAACACCGCGAGGTAATTCAAGGGATGAATGACGAACATATATATATAGACGAATTTGGTTTACAGTGGGGGAGGGTTTGGACCGTCCCTCACGCTTCCATAGATAGCTGTATAGACCCCTTTAGTAAGCAGCAATACATCGATGCTACTTATAATAAAAAAGGCACTGTGGGCAACATGATGGACTACTCGGCAGAACTCAGCGCACAGAGGGCAGAGAAAGCTGGAGGTTTAGATCCTGTTAAAGAAAAATTCTACAATAATTACGCTAAAGAGCGTAATGGGACAGAGCATCCAAATAGGATTAAAGAAAAGGGTTACGAGAGTAAACAAATTAAAGTGGATTACGATTAGTAAGCAGTCCCACTTAATTTTAAACCTCTTTCTTGAGTTACTTCGAAAGTGTAACTTGCATCAAAATTCATTCGCCCATTTATGTCCATTGAGTAATTGTAAGATGCTAATTTAGCGTCCTCTATTCTGTATATCATTGTTTTGCCACTAGCTTCTAGAGTAAGATCGAACTGGTATAACTGGTCTGAATCTAAAACACCAGTCATGGCTCCGCTCTCAAATCCAGAGACTTGAGAAGAAACAGCAAATGAACCATTTGCTGGGAATTGCCTCTTCCTGCCAAATGCGTAATCATTCCCTAATCCATAAGCTGATACTCTTGGTATAGATACGCTCATATTTACAGATTGCACTAAATGTTTCCCAGATATTTTCTGACCTCCAACCTGTAAATTTTGTAACGTAACATCACTCCCAGCATTTGTAGGATTAACTATAGGTGGAGATTTTTCTAGATCGGCTGTAGACAAATCTCTAACAAAACCAAATAGACATCTACCCACATTATCATTATTACCACCTGTCAAATTTATAGAAGGCATTTCCATAGAAGTTCCTGTCAAATGGTCGAATACTACATTAGAGCATATATAAGAAGTGTTTACTATTGGTAGAGTGCCTACAGCATAGCTTAAATTATAAGACTCTGGGAAACAATTACCGAAAGCAATAGAATCATCCCCATCAAGATTCGCTGAAGTATCAAAAGGAATCGAGTCCACAAAAGAATCTTCTTGATTTTCAGACACTAAGATATAAAAGTTAGTAGAATCTTCTGTGTCACTAGAATCGAACATATTCTTAAATTCATCTTCTGGAGTAGAGTTCAAAAATCTACCTTGTACTTCATTAGAGAAATTAGGTTCAGGTATATAACTAATATTTAAAGATACATCTGGCTGATTATATATATCGTCAGTAGATAGATCTTGAGAACCTATTTGTTTGGATTTCTGCCTAGAATACCCAATAGAATAATCAAAAGTTTGAGCTAACTTATGATACTTTAAACTTTTATTAGAAGTAGAAAAAGCCGTAGTAGAATTTTGAGCCGCTACAATTGCGTTATTACTTCTTATTATATTTCTAGACATATTAAGTTCCTGTTGGAATTACACCCATAGGGTCTTCTTTTAGTTCTACACTTAACGTATTAGAATTAACATAGTTCCACGTATGAGTCCACTTAGGGCTATAATAGACTTTCGGCCTGTTATAAACAGAAGGGATTTGATGTTTAAATCTACGGTAACCACCTTTATTCTCTAAGAAGTGGAGCATTGTTTTTAATTGTTTGTCAGAGATATTATTAAAACTATAATTCATATCGAATGTAGCGATATTATCGTTAGTCTTTAATCTCTGAGTGAAAGAGTTTTTGTATTCTAGTTTGTCAGCTTTAATTTCAACATTGTTTTGAGTGCCTATATCAGGCTCAAAAAAGAAATCTTGCGTCCACATTGAGGTAGCTCCTGTTGGAGAGTTAGATTGCGTAGATGTATGATCTCCTGTGCAGTAATAAAAGTTATCCAACTTGTTTTGGTTCACACCTGTATAAACGATATCGTATTCTTCATAAGACTCAGAATAATTATAATCATCAAATGCTAAGTTCGGGAAGCAGCCCATACCAGACCACTTCAATAAAGTAGGGGCATGATCAACCGTTAAACTAGTTGCTACTTCGAAGTGTTGATTATTAATAAAATTAATAGCATAATTATCGCAGAACCCCGAAACAGTTTTGTAAATACCCAAGTTGTCGGGTTTAAATTCTATAGGTAGATACCCAGATTGAGCTTCGAAAAAGTTAGCTAGCTTTCTAGCATTAGTCTCATTGACTTGATACTTTAAGGAAAACCTCGCCACTAAACTATCGACAGAAAGAGGTATTAAATTATAATAAAAATCATCAGTGACATAACTATGATTCTTAGCTTCGAACTCTACAGTAGATCCATAAACTGGTGTAAGATAAAGACCCGCGAGTTCTGAAGGTGCAGCTATACCGCTTATGTTGCGATCTCTGTTGTAAAATAAGTCTTCACTCATGAGTGTCCAATATAGTTAAGGGTTAATCTCACAGATCCATCTGAACTACTACTTAATTGTTCAGAAACAAGAGATGCGTTAGGTATTGATAGTTGTTGAATTCCATCTCCCTCTTTAGATGATAATAAAAAACTGACAGTTTTATCTTCTCGCGCATCTAAGAAATT